ATACATAGCGATCCCAAAAGAAAACGGATACAGCAGATGAAGAGAATGATTGCCAATGGGTTGAGGCAAGGTCTGGTCAGAGAGTCAACAAAAGAGAAGTTAAGATATTGTGCAAGAAAAAGACCTGATTTGTTCGGTGTGTGGATGGATATATGAAGAACACAACACAAACCCCGAAACGCAAAGCCGCCGTGAAGAAGCAGCCACCAACAGCAATGGACAAGCTTGATAAAATAGGCGTAGATGCGATATGTGAAAAGATAATCGGTGGGGAAACCCTTACGGCTATCTCTAAGGGTGTTGGTGTATCAGTGGCTTGGCTGCTTGCTTGGTGCAATAAAGATGGTGAACGTTCCGCGCGCGTGCGCGAGGCCCGTATTACGTCTGCCCGGTCCTGGGACGATAAAGCTGAGATTGCTATAAGTGAGGCTACCGATCAGTTCACATTATCGAGGGCGAGGGAATTGGCGCAGCACTATCGATGGAGAGCATCCAAAATCGCACCAAAGGATTATGGCGACAAACTCGCTATTGGTGGCGCTGATGATCTTCCGCCTATCAAACAGGACGTTACTATTTCACCAGAGGAAGCTTACAAACGACTGCTGGAAGGTGAGTAATGGTCGCGGACGTTGAAGCGGTCGAGTTCGATTTCAAGAACCCTGATTACTCAATCATCCTTACTGACAGGATGGCGGCGCTTGAGCGCATCCGGACAAGCCCGCAGTACCTTCAAAAGCTTAAAGAGTTCTATGCCGATAACCCGGCGCAATTCATTTACGATTGGGGAATGACATACGAGCCGCGCAATGCCGAGATTGGCAAGGCGACGATCATCCCGTTTGTCTTGTTCGACAAGCAAGACGAGTTTATCAACTGGCTGTATGACCTTTGGCGAGGCCGTGAGGATGGGCTTGCCGAGAAGTCGCGTGACATGGGCGTGTCGTGGCTGTGCGTGGCTTTTGCTGTGTGGATGTGGTTGTTCCACCCTGGCACCGTGATCGGCTTTGGTTCCCGCAAAGAGGAATACGTTGATAAGATTGGCGACCCCAAGAGCCTGTTCTGGAAAGTGCGCAAGTTTATCGGGCTTCTTCCCAAGGAGTTTAGGCCGCTAGGGTGGAATGAGGCCAAGCATTCACCGTTTATGCGGATCACAAACCCTGAGAACGGCTCTGTAATCGTCGGTGAGGCCGGCGACAACATCGGGCGAGGAAACAGGACATCGATCTACTTCAAGGATGAGTCGGCTTTCTATGAACACGCTGACGCGATCGATGCGGCATTGTCACAGACTTCAAACTGTAAGGTGGATGTATCCACCCCGAACGGCTCCGGCAATCCGTTCTACGTCAAAGCCCACAGCGGCAAGATAAAGAAGTTTGTATTCGACTGGCACGACGACCCGCGCAAGGATCAGGCATGGTACGACCGGCAATGCGAGCTGCTTGATCCGGTTATTGTCGCGCAGGAAATCGATAGGGATTATGAAGGCTCGGTTGTTGATTCGTACATCCCCGGCGACATCGTTCGCGCCGCAGCCATGCGTGGCCCTGCAGATGTTCCAAGCATCGGCGGGCTCAGAGTTGGCGTTGATGTGGCGAGGTTCGGTGACGATTCCAGTGTGATTACATTCAGGCGTGGAAGGTTATGCATTAAGCAAGTCACCATGGATAAGCTTGATGTTGTCCAGGTGGCAAGCAGGGTGCGCGCCGAGATACGCACGTTTGGCGAGGCACCGGAACAGATTGCCGTGGATACAATCGGCATTGGCGCTGGCGTTGCTGACATCCTTCGCGGTTGGTATCCGGACAAGATTGATTCAGGCGGCAAGAGGCATCCGATTGTTGTTGATGTGAATGTTGGTATCCGCCTTGGTGATGGCGAGTGCTACAATCTGCGCGCCAGGATGTATAAGGATACGCTGGAATGGCTCAAGACCGGCTCCATCCCGAACGATCCTGAACTGAGAACAGACCTGACGGCGCTTCGATACAGTTTCCGTGCCGGTGAATTACTGATTGAGAGCAAGGATGCCGCGAAGGGTCGCGGGATAAAGTCGCCGGATAAAGCTGATTCACTCGCGCTGACGCTGGCGATACCGACAATCCCGACCGTGAAGAAAAAGATGATCGTCAAAAAGCGCAAGCCGAGAGCACCGGGTATGGGGGTGTAGTCACAATTCCGGCAAAATCTGAAACCGTTGCTGCATAACGCCGAAATGCCAGTGCGCCAGTGGGCGGGTATTAAGGGCAAGTCACAAATAAAACGTTCAACTATTGCCCCGCAGGATTAAACGCATACGATAGAGCGTCACATTATCAGCAAGGTACGGAGGATAAGGTATGTCAACCAATTCACCATTCGGATCACAGGCTGGTTTTTCAGTACCGCCGCGCCAGCTTGTTCATCAGGAAACGATCACCGTACCGACAACTACCGCCGTTACACTCGCCAGTCTGATTACTGGCGCGGCCATTCCAGCAGGGGCGAAAAGTTGTGAACTGCAGGCTATCGGTGGACCGATCAGGCTTGGCCTGACAGCAGGAACCAGTGTTACCACAGCAACCGGCATTCGACTTCCTGCCGACCAGATGTACGCGATCTATTCCGACCTGGCGAGTGTGACGGTTGTTTCCGAGGGCGCGGCAGTGCTTTGTGAAGCCGTGTTCTTTGACCGCGCGCTGTAACAGTTTTACCGTTCAGGTGTTGAAGTTGGTGGTGATGGTGCATTAACCTCAACAACTGTTCGTAAGCCCCCGTCGTGATGGCGGTAGCAAACAGTCGAAAGACTGCCCAGTAGAAGGAGATTAGCTTGGCTCGAAAGGCATCCGAAGAATTGTCAGGCAAGCAGCAAGCCATTGCGGCTGCTGTTGCTTTGCTTGAGGCAAAGAGGCAGGAGGATGCGCAGAAGATCCAGGCGTTGAGCAAAACCGTCGCTGAGAAACGTGATGATGCTGTTTCTGCCCGTAAGACTTCCGGCATCGAAACGATCTGGCGAGAGGATGAGGAATACTATCAGGGTATCGACGACCTGAACCGTGGAAGCGCGCAGCTTCATAAAAGCATGTCGCCTGACGGTGGCCTTATTCAAACTACCAACTCTGATGAAGATGAGGGCTGCACGGCATTCTTCAATATCACCCGGCAGTTTGTTGATTCCGCATCGGCCCGCATGGGCGACATCCTACTTCCCGCAAACGAATGGAACTTCAAGATCAAGCCGACACCGATTGCCGGCATGGATGTTATTGAGGGTTCGGATCAGCAGGTAGTCGATCCAGCCACAGGCCAGCCGGTACTCAAGGACGGCCAAGCCTACACGCTCGGCCAGTATGCAAGCGAAGAGCAGCGCGATGCAGAAGCCAAGGTTGAGAAAGCAGAGAACCATATCCATGACGACCTGACTGAATGCCAATTCAAGGCTCAGTACAGGAAGGTTATCGAGAGTTCGGCACGTATCGGCACCGGCATCCTTCGCGGCCCGTATCCGGTCAAGCGCACTGTCAAGGTTGTGATCGATGGCAAGGTGCAGAAGCACACCAAGATATCCCCCGCATCAAGGTTTGTTTCCCCATGGAACTGCTACCCCGCACCTGATTGCGGCGATTCAATCCACAACGGCTCCTACTTCATCGAGAAGGACGAGCTAACTATTCGCCAGTTGCGCGACCTGAAAGACGTTCCCGGCTACATATCCGAGCAGATCGACAAGGTTCTGGAAGAGGGTCCGGAGAAGAACGGCTATACTGGAGACAACCAGAAGCCGAAGGGCAACGAGCGTTTCACTGTCTGGTATTTCTTTGGCGACATCAAGACAGATGAGCTTGAGGCATGCGGTTGCAGGTTCCGCACGGATTATCCTGAAAGCGAGGATGATGCAGCATTGCCGGAGCGCCCAGGTGATGTTTCCCCTGTTGTTGTCACGATGGTCAACGAAACGGTTATCAAGGCACATCTTGACCCGAACGGTGGTGTATTCCCGTATGACTACCTCGCATGGCAGACGGTTGCAGATACGCCGCACGGTGTAGGTGTTTCGCGCCAGATGCGTACTGCGCAAGACATGGTAAATGCTGGTGGCCGCACGCTGATGGAGAATGCCGGGTTAAGCGGCAAGCCGATTATCGTCATTGGCGATGGAGTTGAGCCGGCAGACGATAGCGGCGACTACACCTTGCGCGGCGGCATGATCTTCCGCTTGGCTGCCGATTCTGAAATCAAGAAAACATCCGATGCCGTTTCTTCAATCACAATCCCTTCAATGCAAGTTGAGTTGATGGAGATCATTAAGCTTGGATACAAGATTGCCGAGGACTCGACCGGCGTTACGTTCCTGCTGCAAGGTCAGCAAGGTTCTGCACCCGATACGGTCGGCGGCATGGAACTGCTGAACCGTAATGCCTTCGCCCTGCTTCGCCGTGTTGCCCGACTGGCTGATGAGAATGTGACCGAGCCGCATATCCGCCGCTACTACAACTGGATTCTTTTGCACGGTGATGATGATGAGAAGGGCGACTTGATGATTGATGCAGTCGGCTCTTCCGCACTTGTTGAGCGTGAAATCAAGATCATGGAAATGACGCAGATGCTCACCATGAGCCTGAACCCTGCCTTTGGCTGGTCGCCGGCCAAGGTTGCCGCGGAAACATTGCGCGCCCGCCGCCTCGATCCGTCGAAGTTTGAAATGGATGAGGACGAGAAGGCCAAGCTTGGTCAGCAGGCACCGGCCCCGGCAGTACAGGCTGCACAGATTCGCGCTGAGAGCGCCGAGAAGATTGCAGAGGGCAAGTTTAACCACGATCAGCAAATGGAAGTGGCGCGACTGGACATGCAAGAGCATGCCATTCAGTCGGACACCGACCGCGACACACTGCACGTTCAGGCCGTGAATCAGCGTAACCAGTATGAGCATGATGCCCGCATGGAAGAAATGCGGCTGCGTGAGCGCCTTGCGATGATGGAGTACGCCAACCGCCACCAGATCACGCTCGATCAGGTTAAGGGTGACTTGGCAGGCACCGCTATGAAACTCAAGACACAGATTCAGTTGGCCGGCAAGGACGGTAAAGGGCCGCAGGTAGCAACACCGCTTGTTGAGCCTGCCGGTCGCGCCCCTAATGGCGAGGCATTTCAGAAATGATGAAGGCGAAGGCGCTCCCCAAGTTTGAACTGACCGAGCAGGAAAAGCGGTC